CGAAGTATGTTTCAAAGTCGAGGGTTACTAACATTAGCATTCCTCTTCTGATCAATTTGTTTTTGGGTTGTGGTGGTGTGACTGTTAAAAGATTTTTTGTCTGGCCTAGCTACACCTGTAGGCAAGTAAGTGATTTGCCCACCTTCTTGTAGGTAGGTATTGATATGTTGCTGAATTTTTTTACGTGCAAATTTGTTGACGTTCGACATACCTATTGACATTAAAATGGCGCTCCATTGCATTCGTGTTGTGCGTAGATTTCGTTTTCAAGGGTTTTGTAACGAGATACAAGTTCTTTGTATGCTTCAGGCATACGAGACTTCATCCATACAGTTGTGTATGTATGGAACTCAGGGTTTACCCTGTCTTCATCTAGGTTTTTTAACTGGTCGAAATACTCTTTTGTGTTCATTGCACCCTCCTCGGTGAAATGTTTCGATGACTCTAAACGTTGCCCAAGTGGGGGCTGCATACTGTGTGTCTGTTACGACATGTAGATTGTTTTGTTGATCTACCACCATGTATGCAGTTTTGTTTAAGTCATGTTGAATGAAATGAGCTTCTTCAATGGCTGCGGTAATATCCGTGAATATAGTGTTCATTCAGGATATTTAGTTAGTTGCTCAGTGATCAAACGGTCTAAGTACCATCGGGCTTTACGAAGATCTTCTACGGGTTTGTTTTTGTATTGGAACCTGTGAAGATACTTTTTAATTGATCCTTCAAGGTAAGCATCGAACCCGTCACCTAAGCTGTCTTTTAGGTAGTCAATGCATTCAATTGCACCCGTGTTATAGTGCTTTGGTTTATTGACTGGGTCAGATTGAATGTCATACGGTTCGACATAGTTTTTTGGGGAGTTATGGCTGGCTTTATCCCATTCGGCTGGTGTTACGGTGTTTAAACTCATTGCTACCTTCCTAGTAAATTAACATCCTTAAATAGTACCTTAGCTAATATATTAGCTCAAGTATTATTGCTAGCAACATTTAAAAGAGGCTCGTAATCAGTAGACTCAATGACGCTTGTAATAGCTGCAACATAACAATCTTCTACAATATTGTTGTAGCAGAGATGGGCTTCTGAGCGTGAATCAAAAACTTCCCAGAAGTCAGTATTTGAGTGGCTGTCGTGCCAGCACACAATCCAAGATCTATTCATGTCGTTCTCCTTCAAAGGGCGTGATGAGTGGTCCAAGACCTATATTTAGCGCAAACTTTTTATCAAGCAGCATGTCGCGTTCATAGTCAGGGTTGGGTTCAGGTTTTGGTGGAAACAGTTCGTTGTCATCGTACTGTGGTCCGTCGGTTATGCTGCATGGCATACGGTTCATGGTTCCTCCTGCAAGTAAACAGTTTGTTGTTTGTCTGTATTCCCGCAGTACAGGCATTTTTGGATTATTGGTTGGTCAATATTTTCGGTGAATACTCCGTCGCAGATTAAACAATGGACAGTTTGGAATAGTTCTAATTGGTAGTTCATGAGTGTGTGTATCCGTCGGGTTCGATGCCTAACCACATGCCAGACCACCGCACCATTGCGCAGTTAGAGCCGCTGCATACTGTTCTACGGAATGCTAAGTAGCTCATGCCTTGGTTGTTTCTTGTCCAGACACGTTTAAGGGAGGTCTGTTGTGCTTTGTTAATTTTCATGGTTCGTCCTCTTTAACTAAGGTTTTCTTGGTTAATGACAGGTTGTAGGCTGCGTACCAACCTTGCTCGTAGGCGAAGGTTACGATGTTTACTAGTTCGTCAGATAAGCCAATGCCTTCGTGAATTTCTCGGTGTTTGTTACAAGCTTCTAAAACTTCATCATGTCCCATGAGAGTAATATCCTTGAGTACTGGGTCGCGTGCCTGCTTCCCAGGCATCACTGTCGTTAGATGGAAGAAAACCACGACGCTCTACTTGTATTGCTTTGCGCATGTAGAAGTTAATGTGGTCTTTAGCTTCGCTTTCTGATGCTTCGCCATCGGAATGGACACTTTCTGGTGATAAGTAAGTAGCCAGATCATCATAGATAGCATCAGCTTCAGCTTGTGTGGTTGGGTTGATGGGATGTTCTTCAAGTGAATACATCCCGTTGGTTACTTTGGTGTAGTAGATGGTGTCTTGTTCGATTATTTTGTTCATGATTCTTCCTTCACGTTCCACGCACACCGCTTGGCTTCTTTAAAATCCTCTGGCGTATTCTCGAACCCGTGGGACTCTGCAATATTTAAAACATCCCAATCTTCAGATTCATAAATGACGGCTGTTGGGCCATCATCGTCAAGTTCAAGTAAGTTTTTAGTTGAGAGTTTATCTAGTTCATCGTGGGCAACCTCCATAGCATCTCCCTCATCGTTTGCCTTCACCGTCACGGTAAACTCAATTGGTATTGATGCGAATACACGTACTTCCCAGAAGTCTTCTCGCCAATCATCTTCGTCTTCGCCGTCAGTTCTTGTGATGTCGATGACTTCAACGTTGCTTTCTGCACCTACTAAGGCTGTGAACTCTTGCAGTGCTTCGATTTCAGCAGCTTTTTGGTTTTTGGCTTGTATTGTTAGACGCCGTCCTGTGACACCCGTAACATATGTTTCATAAGTGTTCATGACTCACTGACTTCTGGGTTAGTAAGTTTTGCAGCTAAGTTCCATGCCATGTAAGCGCAAGTGAAGGCAACGATTGCTTCAGAGCCTGAAAATTTAGCTATATAAGCTTCGAGTTCTTTTAGATTGTCCGGTGTGTGCACAATTCCTACGGGTTGAAGTTTTACTGGCTTAGACATAATTAGTCCTCTGATGAAATGTAAACTTTAATTTGACCGCGAGCTGATATAGCTCTTAGAGATTCATTGACGACGCTCTGGATTTCCCGTTTAAAGTCCATATCTTTGGTGAGATTTTCTAAAGATTCTTCTAGATGGCATAAACGATCGTCGAGGTCTTGCATTTCTAATTTATCTAAACGAGATTCATGGTCATCGCCAAGCAGATCATGATCTTTCTCAACGTCCTCAAGTTTTGATTCGACATTATCAAGTCGTTCTTTAAGTTCTTCGGTTTGTATTTCTATTGAGGGTTCTTCTTGGTGAGTGGGGTTTGTTAAATTACATTCAGCGTGTGCGTCAAGAAAACTATAAAAGCTTTCTATGAAATTACGTTCTATAAAAACTTTAGTAGAGTTCATAATTAGTCCTCCTTTTGAATTTGCTTTTGATAAACTTTCCAACCTAAATTACTTTCAAACTGTTGTGATTGAGTAGCTGAACAGAACTCAATAGGCTCACGCTGGTTGGCTTTTAACACTTTTTCTAAGGTTGTAAGTTTAGTGTGCATTTGAAGCATGCAGACTGCAGCATAGCCTTCAACAAGAGTCTCATCGTAAAGATGCATTTCAAAGTCATCTTGTGCTCTAGATATAAGATCTATTATGAGTAGAAGCTGATCATCGTTAATTGTGATTGTATTCACGCTGCTAATGCCTCCTCTGCTATGTCCCATAGCTTGCGGTTAATGGTTACGTTTTCTTTAACAGAAGTAATTGCTTTGGCATCTTTGTAGCCAACAAACTTCCTGTTGTAACGTTTGCGTGGACCTAAGATCTGGAAGCCACCGCGTAGAACGGTTTCTTGAACTCTGTTGAAGATTGTCCAGGCATCATCAGCCATGTCTTCTGCACGGGTTGGTCTTAGTGCTTGAGATATGGCACGGGCATCAAACATGTTGCCATCAAGTTCTTCTAATGATGGTCGATAGTTGTTGGTGTTCTCGAAGTAATCGTAGCGTGTACTTAGTGCTTGCTTTGCAAAGTTGTTGATTGCTCTTTCATCAGGGATGATGCGTTGGAGTTTTTCTGTAAAGCCTGTGACATTTTCTAACTTGGCTGTTGTATAAGTAAGCAAGTCTTCAAAGCTGTCTAGGTTACTTTTGTAGTGAACCATTCGTTGGTCGAATCCTTCGCCAGCAATGATGCCGTTGCTACAAATAAACCGATAGACACCAGCGAATAGCTTCATTGATGATTTGCCATCGTGTGAGTTGTAGAAAATTATTTCTGGTTGCTGTTCTGCAGTGGCACTAACGTCATTGCGTTTAGCAAAGGCCATGAGATGCTGTCCATGTGCGTCTGCTTTTGATGTTCGTCCTCGAACCTGGGCTGCTTGTGTGACGCCATATCCGTGGTCATTCATAACTTCGATGGCGTGTGCTGAATTAAAGTTTCCATACTTATTAGACAGCTCTTCTGAATAGTCATGTGCATATACAGCTGGTGCTTTTGTATATATTTGGTTACTGGTTAAAAAGTCGTTATTTGGATTTCTTGAATAGATTAGATCCGGCACGGTAGTTCTCCTGAAAGTTTAATTATTTTCTCGCTGTTGAATTTAATGTGCTCTTGTAGAGACATATCGGGGGTGGCTGTAGCAACGTTTTCTGGGTGTTTGATACACCACAAAAGGTGTTCAGTGGCTTTTTGTATTTCGTCTAGTTTGCTCATTACTCGTCCTCTTTTGGGTCGTCAAATGGGAAAATTACTCGCATGTAGTCGCCTTCGATTTGGACGACGTCCCATTTATGTGTGGGGCATGTGTCAAGCCACGCCCATAATTCTTCTTTAGTCATGATTTGATCTCCTCAACGTCTTTTTCGTATACGGAATCACTTATCCATGACAAATCTATATCGCGAGTTGGTGTAAATAACTTCACGCTACCGTCATCGTTGCGTAACTCGTCACCGTCTTCGTCTACTTTGTAGAACTGTATGTCCCACACTTCAGTTGAATATTTTTTACTCATGATTCGTCCTCTTTTGTTACCCAGATGCCGTATTCTTCAAGCTCATCTTCAGTAGTGGCTTCTATTCCATGCTGCGCTAAATAATCCATGACAGCCGTTGGGGAGTCGAATTTCAGCAGCTCGTCGTTATCGTCGAGTAGGTATTGCCGACCATTTAATGAGATCCCTTCTGGGTATGAGTACACAATGTATTTGCTCATGACTCGTCCTCTTGCTCTTCAATTTCATATGTGTCGATTAAGTTGCAGTCTTGAAAGCAACGTTCGCACCATGCTGCGCAGTCTGGGTCATCGATAAAATAGTCCCTGCCATGACGTACAAATAAGTTGTAGTGAATTTTGTCGTTGGTGTGACAGGTGTCGCAGACTCTTGTCTCGTCGTAGTCAAACGTGGCTATAGTCATGACTCATACCTCTCGTAGATTGTGTCGAGGTATTTGTGGAAATCATCAAGTTGGCACGCAACGAACGCAAAGATTTGCGCTGCGTAATAGAAGAATTTTCTGGTGATAATTAGCGTGTATTTACGGGTGATATGTAACAGTTTGACATAGTCGATGTTCATAGCGCGCTCCTCGCGTTATTAGCTTAACTATTATTAGTATTGCTCATATTTTATGAAAAAGGAAGCTTTGTTCGTGGTTCGTGGTCCTCGGTTAGTGGTTCGCGTACAGGATCATCACAAGTGATGATAGTGAAACATGCACACTGATAACCTGGGCGGTCTGGCATAAAAAAACCACCTAACCCGAAGGCTAGGTGGTTGAGGGGAGAAACTATGCGGCTTTTTTGCGTTTAGTTGGTGCGGATTTGGCGGCGAAATCGATATCAGCTGATTTCCCTTGGCGTATCTCGGTTATTTGGGCGCGATACTCTTCTGATTTCTTTTCGAAGACTGTTAGTGCTTCATCGAAGTCATTAGCTAAATTATCTTTAACCCATGTATCGTCATTGAGCTTGATGTTTTCTGCATGGTAATACAGTGGTGCAATGTCGGTGAGATACGGCATACCCTGTGCGATATAGGCATGAAGGTTGTTGAGTACGCGGAAGTCCTCGTCGACAAGCTCTGCGATCTGGTTTGGCTCAACACTGAAACCGAGCTGATCGGTGAGTTCTTGACTGAAGTCAATACCATTACCGAAGTCTGCGGTACGTTTGCCTAACATGTCGCGTCGAGCAAGACCTGATACTTTGTTCATGATGGTTTGAACGTAATCTAGAAACGCGATCGGAGAACATAAAGGCGCTTCGCCATCGTTGAACTTGTGGTCGGTGTCAGCAACAACAGTACGGTCATGTGCTACAGCAATTGCATTGAGTAGTGTTTTGGTTTGTAACTCGTCCGCAAGTCGTAATGTAAAGTTAGAGATGTTGCCATCACGTGTTTTATAACTAGAGATAGCAGAGATAGATGCGTCAATGTATGAAAAGTTGTTCATAGTAATATCCTATTAAGAAGTGATTAGTGTGTGTATTCGTGTTGGTTAAAGTCGCAAAGGTCGTCAATATTAGCCCAGCTAATATCGTCAGCCAAAGAAGCAATGTCAACGTAGTGATCAGCTGACTCTGTTGGGTCAAATGATTCAACAAGTGACCATCGTGGTATTTCAAGATTAATAATTTGCATAACAGGTACCTACCTTTGTGTGTAATCGTAATAGTCTACAGCTGCAGACAGATTTGATGAGTCTTCGATAGCGTCGAGTGACTCACCTTGCCATATCTCTGAGATGAGAATGGACGTTAGCAATGCTTTTTCCGCATGCTGATTGAGCCAATCCATGCCTTTGTTGATATGAGGCTGGGCTTGTTGTTTGTACTCGTTACGCTTTGAGTATACAGCAGACGCAGTAGCTTTAGCTTGATTAAATATCTTCATGATGTTTCTCCAGTAAGTAATAATTGTTATGTCGTTATGACCTAAATATGCCCTGACTCGCGATTGAGGAACGAAATCGTGAAACATGGTTCGTGATTCGCGGTTAGTGGACATAGATACTGTGTATATATACAGTAAATGCTAATCTGTGCACGGAACAAGGTACGTTGTGCATGGTTCGTGTCCGGTTCTGTGCACGAATTGAAGGGGTAAAAAGTCAGTAAATACAAGGGCTGTAGAGATCTGTGTCCACTGTGCACCTTTTTTTGAGTTGAAGTTCGATTTATAAAAAAAAACGTCTTTTTTAAAACACGTCAGATTGAAGTTGAAAAAGGGTGCACAAGTGGACACATCGTGCACAGATTAACAAAAGATGTTATTAATCAATAGGTTACGCTGTGTCCGAAACGGTATTAATTCGTGCACAGATTTTCCAAACCGTGCACAGACTTAAAAACCGTGCCAAGCTAGCGACTGGGCGAGAGCGAGCGTGGTCATCAGAACGAGGAACACGATGTCCGACTCGTCAACCGTGGATCGCGACCTTCTTTTCTTAGAACGTTTCATAAGATTCTCCCGTTATAGCTTCATGGTGTGATGGTGAAAGGACTTGAACCGCGCTTCTTGGGGCGTGAACCCCATACGAACGTAGCGTTGGTAGATCTTCTTGAGCTGTTGCTCGTTGTTCGTGCGCCGTGGAGCGCGAGCAACGCGAGTGGTTCGCGGTTCGTGGTTCGTGGTACTCATAGCTCATACCCCATTAGCCATGCTTCTTCTATCTCGGCTTCCCATGCCAAGTCGTGTTCGGGCTCCGGCTCGGCGGGATATGGGAATGGTTCGCTGCCCTTGAATCGTTCAGCATTGAGGTGTCGTTCGAATAATTCTGATGTGTTCATGTCTTACTCCTATAAGTTAGAGACACAAAAACAACCGACGCCGAGCGACGAAGGAGCGAGGTATGAAAAACAGGACAAGGTTCCAAAACGGAATTACGAAACAAGGTTCCATAAACCCGGATCGGGGGGCATGGGTCGTGAATTACGGCAGAGGGAGATAGTGCGTGAGCGATTCAGAATATAAATTTGCAAAAAAATTTTTACAAAAAAATATTAGCTATGGTATTCTCCAACGCCATGACGGAACTGCGCGTTTGTGCAAAATGCAATAGAGACGAGAACCAAGTACATATAGACGCTGGTCGTAAAAACTGCGCCAACTGTCGGACACACGAACGCCAAAAGAAACAATCTGCTAGTTACGAAGCCTATCTAAACGCCCTCTTTATTAATGCTAAATCAGCCGTGAAGCGCGGAGCACGAACCCAGGAGCATAGTTGGGAACTCGTAAGCGCTGACCTCCCACTCCTGTGGGAACAACAACAAGGCCGCTGCGCTGTGTCAGGTGTATTCTTAACGCACCATAAAGATGGATCAGGTGCTAAAGATTTCAACGCATCAATAGACCGTATTAGTAATGTGAAGAGTTATACCTTCGAAAATGTCCAATTAGTGGCGTATCGCATCAATTTAATGAAGCACACTCTTCCAGAAGACATGTTTTACTGGTGGATTAAGACAATCAACGATTTTTCTTGTGATTAAATAATACCTGAGCTAATATTACGCTATGCTGGAGATAGAAGTAGTTGCGATAGAAGGGCTAGATGCCGCAATCATCGGTACGACCGTTCGCAACAAATGCGAAGTGCTTGCATATGACTATGACAAAGCCGTCGCTATTTTAATAGATAAAGGGCATACCGAAGAGGATGCCGAAGATTACGTTGCAGAGCTGTCCTCTCAAGAGTTTGAGGGTGCACCTGCATTTGTGTATTTTGATACTAGTCAAGGGCAGCATGGCACAGAACCAGGAGTCACAATCCACTGATCTAGTCAGTGAACATACTGAGTTCCAATCGCATATGCCATACATGGGCATAAGCCGTGGATCACTGACCATGCAGCAAGAAAAACTGGTCACGCTCATCGCTTCAGGTATGAGTACAGCGGCTGCGGGTCGTGGTGCGGGGTACTCTTCCCCTCAAGCAGCCTATGCTGCTGCGAAAGTAGAAGGTGTACAGAAAGCGCTCGACTATTATCGAGAAGAAATGCGTGAAACGGTGAAGTTTACCAACCAAAACGCCCATCTTATGTACATGGAAGCCTATAACTCCTCCGCAAACGCCACTGAAATGAAAAATACCACCGATTCCCTGGTCAAACTGCACGGTTTGGCTGCCCCAGATAACGCAACGCAAGTAAATATCAATATTAATGGTACGAAACAGCTAGAACGCATGTCTGATGAGGACCTGTTGAAGATTGCAGGTAAAGATATTAACTATTTAGAACCAAAGAGTGATTAATTATGGCCAGTAAAAAGCTATCTAAGCAGAAGAAGCAAATGTTTAAAGGGAAGAAACTTACAGCTGAGCAAAAGGAATGGAAAGCAATGACTCACGACCAGAAAATGGCTGCAGCCGCCAAAGCTGTTAAAGCCAGTGGCTCATCAAAGCCGAGGAAAGCAAACGCTGCACATATAGCTAAATTAAAAGCTGCTAACGCTGCTAAGAAAAAGCCTCGCCCCGCCCCCAGTATGCCTATGAGCGAAAAGCGCGCTGCAGAAGCTGTCGCCGCATTGAAGGCGAAGAAGACTAAGCCCAAGGCTAAAGCTAAACCCAAGGCTAAAGCTAAGCCAAAAAAGAAATACGGCTACTAGATTGAACTGTTGGACGTGTAAGACAGAGCTTATATGGGGCGGAGATCATGATTGTGAGGATTGTGAAGAGTACATCATAGTCTCTAACTTCAGCTGCCCTACGTGCCAAGCGCACGTTGAGTTTTACGTACCAAGAGAACTAGATGACGGAAGTTAACAAGGTCGAATGCATACGCTGCAAGGCGTCGCACCCCGAGACACTATATGCGGGAGATGATCGACTCTGTGTTTATTGTAAAGCGGACATCGCGGAGCAGGAACCACTAGCCGCGACCCCCGAACCAGAAGAAGAACAGGTAACAACGTTAGAAGAAAAGGCGCGCGCGGAACTTGCTCTACGGTTCCTGACCCGCAAACGGTTATTACCTTTTGTAGAGCGGTTTAACCCTGACTACCAAGCAGGTTGGGTACATAAAGATATTTGCCAAAGGCTAGAGGATTTTTCAAGAGATGTCGCTGAAAAGAAGTCTCCAAGACTTATGCTATTCATGCCACCCCGACACGGTAAAAGCACGTTGGCTTCGGTCGCGTTCCCAGCTTGGCATTTGGGTAGAAACCCGCAGCATGAATTTATCAGTTGTTCGTACTCGGGTTCGCTTGCAATGGCGTTCAGTCGCAAAGTCCGTGGGCTCTTACGTGAAGAAGGTTTTAAATCGGCTTTCAAAACCCGCCTCGACCCACAGTCGCAGTCAGCTGAAGCATGGCTTACAACTAGCGGCGGTGGTTTTGTTGCTGCTGGTGTGGGTGGTGGTATTACTGGTAAAGGGGCTCATATCCTCGTTATCGACGATCCGGTAAAGAACCGTGACGATGCCGAATCATCAAATGCTAGAGAAAGTACTTGG